AACTTTAACTTCACCTAAAATTGGAACTTCAATTTTAGATACTAACGGTAATGAATTAATTAAAGTAACAGCTACAGGTTCAGCGACTAATGAATTAACAATAGCAAACGCAGCTAACGGAAGCGCTCCAACTATTTCAGCAACAGGAAGTAGTGACTCTAACGTAAATATTAATATAGCTCCAAAAGGATCTGGAGAAACTGTTTTTGGAACAGGATCAGCAGCTGCTGCCATTACAACAAGTGGTACACATGATCTTGTATTAGATACGAACTCTGGAACAAACTCTGGAAGTATTACAATTACTGATGGTGCAGATGGAAACATTAACATAGCACCAAATGGTAATGGTGTTGTTCAAGCCGGTGGTTCAGCAGTAAAAGTTGCAGGTAAAGAAACTATTTGGGTACCGGCAGTTGCTATGTATCCTAACACTACAAATGGTTGTGCAGCTTTAGCACAAGTAGAATTATCAAATGGACCTGAAATTAAAACTTTAGATTTTGATAAATCTTCTGATGAAAGCGCTCAGTTTGCAGTTGCTTTTCCCAAATCATGGAACGAAGGCACAGTAACTTTTCAAGCATTTTTTACAGCAGATTCAACAGATACAGGAACTGTATCATGGTCATTAGCAGGTGTAGCTATTGCAGATAATGATAGTATCAACACTGCTTTTGGAACAGGTGTAGCACCAACAGCAAAAGCACATAGTGGTACAGCAAACGATTTAGACGTTACAGCAGAAAGTGGAGCGATTACAATAGCGGGATCTCCTAGCACAGATGAAGAAGTTTACTTCCAAATAACAAGAGATGTATCAGCAGATGATTTAGATGCCGATGCAAAACTATTAGGTATTAAATTATTCTTTACTACTGATGCTGCTAACGACGCATAATAGGAGGAATACATGAGAGACTTTAAACTAGGAACTTTTCCAGTTAAACAACCTAAAAAACCTAAAGGACCTGCATTAAGAGGTTTTGGTTATCAAATATTAGGTTTTGGTTCTGGTGGTGCAGGTTTTTCAGGTATTTGTGCTTCTGGTGGTAATAGCACAGTTGATGTAGGAAATTACAAAGTGCATGTATTTACAAGTAATGGTACTTTTACCGTTAACGCTACTGGTGATGACGACAATGATTTACAATATTTGGTTATTGGCGGAGGAGGAAGCGGATCGGGAGCTGGCGGAGGCGCGGGCGGATATAGAACATCTATTGATTCAAGCGCTGTTACTGCTAGTGCCCAAGATTACCCAGTAGTTATTGGAGCTGGTGGAACTGCTAATCAAAGCCCAGGAACGGGTCCACATGGAAGTAATGGTTCTGCATCTTCTGCACTATCAATCTCCTCAGCAGGAGGTGGATTAGGAAGAGCGTTTGGCCCAGGATCTGGATTAGCCGGTGGAAACGGCGGATCTGGTGGAGGAGGCGGCGGGTCTCCAGCGACAGGAGGCGGAGGATCAGGAAATACTCCTCCAGTATCTCCTTCACAAGGAAACCCTGGTGGATCAGCAAATCATGGTGGCCCTCCAGGAGGATTTAATAATATGGGAGCAGGCGGTGGCGCAGGGTCACCAGGTAATTCACCTGCAAGATCAATTGGTGGCGCTGGAAGAGATGCACACACACCTATTTTTGGAACTGGACAACCTTACAATATAAATAATCAACCAAGATGCCCTGTTTCACCAGCAGGAGCGACTAATTTTTTTGCTGGAGGTGGCGGAGGAGACAACCAACAACAAGCTTCTACTAACTCAGGCGGAGGAAATGGCGGTGGAGGAGATGGAAATGCTCCAACTGGAGGATCGGGATCTATAGCTAACGCTTCAGGAGTTACAAACTCTGGTGGTGGCGGAGGTGGAGAAATCGATGCTGGTTGTAGAAATGGAAATGGAGGAAGCGGTTTAGTTTTAATAGCTTATAAAACTGCTGCTGCATAATTAATATGGCACACTTTGCAAAAATATCAGAAGAGAATGAAATTTTAGCCGTTGTGGTTGTTGACAACAAAGACTGTCAAGACGAAAACGGAGATGAACAAGAATCACTTGGTCAAGCATTTTTAGAGGCTAATAATAATTGGCCTGCACATTTATGGATTAAAACTTCTTATTGGACGTATGAAAATAAACATAACAACGGAGGCACTCCGTTTAGAGGTAATTTTGCTAGTTTAGGAGGAACATGGGATTCTGTTAATCAAATATTTTGGGCACCTCAACCACATGCTAGTTGGACAAAAAATAATTCAACAGCAGCATGGGATCCACCTGTTACAAAACCTTCTTTAACATCAGAACAACAATCGCAAGTGGATGCAGGAACACATACGCATACTTATGTGTGGAACGAAGATGCCTATCAAGCTGACAATAATACAGGTTGGGATTTCGTAAGTTACTCAAAACAATAAAAAACTTGAATTTATAATAAATATTGATATGCTTCTTTTAAAATGAAAGAAGAAAAATGAATATAGCAGTTCTTGGTACGGGCACAGTTGGTGTAATGTCAGTGTTACATTTTTTAAGATACATGCCAGATGCAAAAGTAGATTGTATTTTTAATCCTAAAAAAGATATTCTTGGTATTGGGGAAAGCAGTAACACTCAATTACCACAATTATTGTGGGAGAGTGTTGAGTATAATACATTTGGTGATTCTAAAGAATTAGACTCAACAATTAAATTTGGAGTGTTGTATAAAAATTGGAGAAAACATGATTTCATAAGCCCAATATTACCTAATCAATACGCTATGCATTTTAATAATTTTAATTTGTCAAACTCAATGTTTGAAAGAGCAAAGAATAAATACGGAAAAAGATTTAAAGTTATTCACGAAAATGTAAAAAATTATCAACAGACAGAAAAAAATGTAAAAGTTTTATTTGATAAAAATAGTAAAACATACGATTACGTAATTGATTGTCGAGGATATCCTGAAGATTATTCAGATTATCATATTTGTAAACCTCTTCTTTTGAATCGTTGTTTTGTAAACATGATTAAAAAACCTGGGGATTGGGCTTATACATATCATCAAGCACACGAAAATGGTTGGATGTTTGGTATACCTTTAACAACTAGACAAGGTTGGGGTTACCTATTTAATGATAAAATTACTACTGAAGAAGAAGCTGTTAAAGATATTAATAAAATATTTAAATCAAACTTAGAGAAAAAAGATTTACGAGATTTTAAATTTAAAGCATATAGAGCAAAAAAATTTTTAAATCATAGAGTAATTAGAAATGGTAACAGGGCTATATTTTATGAACCTATGGAGGCTTTGTCAGGTGGTTACTATGATAATGTTAATAGATTTTTTTATGATTATATAAACAATACAATGACAGAGGAAGGTGTTAACGATATTTTAAATTTAAAAGCAAAGCAGTATGAAAATTTTATTTGTTATGTGTATTCTAATGGTTCAATTTATCAAACCGATTTTTGGAAAAAAGTTAAACATTTAAGTAATGAACATTTAGATATAACTAAAAATATGGAATGGAAAGACACTCTTTCTCAAATAGCAATAAACAAAGAAGCTTTGTATTTTACTTGGCCCTTCTATCTTAAATCTTGGAATTGTTTAATGGAGGGTTTTAAAAATGATTAATAAAAAAATATTATCTCAAATTGATTTATATTATGGCTCAATTGATATGCCAGAATTTTTTGAAATAGATAGAGAAAATATTTTTCACAATATATTAAAACATCAAACAAAAAATTTAAAAGGGGTTCCGTTTACTAGAGAATGGGATAAGATTGTAACTTATATTAAAGAATTTGCACAACTAAAACACAATTTAATAATTGTTGAAAAAGATGTTTTAAGTGATGTTTATTTCCCTGGACAACAATCAGAATCTTTTTTGCAAGTAAACCCAGTAGATTTAAAACACTCTCCTGATTATGTAATGCTATACGGTGTTAATGTTGCTAAAGATTCTTGCAATGTTTATATAGAATATGATGATAATAGAAGGAAAGGTAGATCTTGGGTTATACCTCTAAACAATAATGATTTTGTAATGTTTCCCTCAACTCAAAGATATCACATCACAAAAAACACTTCTCAACAATTAAACTCTATTCTAACGGTAACTTATGAACTTGCATAATTATTATTGGTATTTTAAATCAGCTTTAACACCTCGTTTTTGTGAGGAGGTAATTCAACATGGTCTTGCCCAAAAAGAAAATTTAGCTGTTACAGGGGCGTTAGGAGATATAAAAAATAGATCTTTAACAAAAAAAGAAATAAAAGATTTAAAGAAAAAAAGAGATTCAAATGTTTCTTGGTTAAACGATTCGTGGATTTATAAAGAAATTTTACCTTATGTTCAAAGAGCTAATGAAAATGCTGGGTGGGATTTTGAATGGAGTAGATCTGAACCTTGTCAGTTTACAAAATATAAATTAAATCAATATTATGATTGGCATTGTGATAGTTGGAGTAAACCTTATAATAGACCCAATGAACCAGAACATGGTAAAATAAGAAAACTTTCCATGACTTGTCAATTAACAGATGGCTCAGAGTATACTGGTGGAGAACTTGAGTTTCAATTTAGAAATCACGACAATCCAAAAGAAACTATAAAATGCACTGAGATTTTATCACAGGGATCTATAGTTGTATTTCCATCTTTTGTATGGCATAGAGTAAAACCAGTTAGGAAAGGAACAAGGTATAGTTTAGTTGTTTGGAGTTTAGGACAGCCTTTTAAATAAAATGGAAAAGTTAGATTGTTTTTCAACACGCATTTGGCATGGTCAAAAACCAGAGTTTGTAAAAGATTTAAACAAAGTCTCTAATAAATATATAAAAGAGGCTAAACAATTTGATAAAAATAAAAAATATAGAAAAAAATATGGTGAGTTTGGAATTTCATATCACTCTAAAAATTTAGTAAAAGAAGAACAATTTTTTTCTTTTAGAGATTACGTTGGAAACATGTCTGTTAATTATTTATATGACCAAGGTGTAGATACTAATAAATATATTTATGTAATGACAGAGTTATGGGTTCAAGAGTTTGGTAAAAAAGGAGGACATCACTCTGCACACATACACGGTAATCAACATATATCTGGATTTTATTTTTTAAAGTGTGGACCTGAAACTTCTTACCCAATTTTTTATGATCCAAGAACTGGAGCCAGAGCAACAAAACTAGAATCAAGACCACATACTCGTGAACAAATTTATCAAAATGATGATTTAATAAATTTTAAACCTATGCCTGGATCTCTATTACTTTTTCCAGGATACTTAGAACACGAGTTTGTTTTAGACCATGGTATTAAACCTTTTAGATTTATACACTTTAATATTCAAGCTGTGCCATCAGAGGTTTTACAAAAATGAGTTTAATAAAAAATAAATACATCGTAATAAAAAAAGTAATTGATAAGGACTTATCTGATTTTTGTTATAATTATTTAAGGGTTAAAAAACAAGTTTATGATACTTGCATAAAAAATAGATACATTTCTCCATTTGAAGAAGTGTTAGGTAAATATGAAACAGATAAAGATCAAGTTGCTAACACATACTCCACTTATGGAGACATAGCAATGGACACTTTAATGTTAAAAATACAACCAATCATGGAACAAAAAACAAAATTAAAATTAACTCCTGCATACACTTATGCAAGAGTTTATAAAAAAGGTGATATTTTAAAAAGACACAAAGATAGATTTAGTTGTGAAATATCAACCACTTTAAATTTAGGTGGAGACAATTGGCCTATATATGTTGAACCTTCTGGTAAAGAAAATAAAAAAGGGGTTAAGGTTAATTTAAAACCAGGGGATATGTTAATTTATTTAGGATGTGAATTAGAACACTGGAGAGAACCCTTTGAAGGAGATGAATGTGTTCAAGTATTTTTACACTATAACAATGTAAAAACAAAAGGAGCACAAAAAAATATGTTTGATGGAAGACTGCATATAGGTTTACCTGGATGGTTTAAAAATAATGGAAAGTAAATATACCTATTGGTATTGGAATAAATTTTTTAATACGAAAGATTTAAAAGAAATAAAAAAAATTTGCGATAATAATTTAGTTAAAAGTATTGATAGACCAGCTAATACGACTAAGACTTCTATTGTTAAATTTTGTGAATGGAGAAATATTAAGAGTAAATTAAATGACTTATATGAAAAAATTAAATTAACTAATGCAGAAAAATTTGGTTATGTATTATATGATTTAAACGATTTTGATCACATAAATATAAATTCATATTTTGAAGAAAACAATGGACAGTATGACTGGCATTCTGATGGATCAAAAAGTCATGTTTTTGATATTAAGTTTACTATAATTATTAACACATCTTTAAATAAATATAAGGGTGGTAAATTTTATCTTTTTGATAATGGTCCTAAACATATAGAAACATTGGACAATCCAGGTAGCGTTTTAATGTTTAGGTCTTACATAAATCATAAAGTAGATCCAATTATTAAAGGCTCTAGAAATTCAATAGCTATCTTTGTAAAAGGTCCTAAATTTGTCTAATAGTTTTGAACATATATTTTTAGGCATTTATAAAATGCCAACTTGTGTAAATAAAAAAAAGGCTGATAGTTTTATAAAACAAATAGATAAATTACCTTTTATGAAAGATCCTAGTAAACCAAGTTATCAAAAATGGTTTGATATAAAAGACACAGTGTTATTAAAATCATTTGTTCAAGGGTGTAAACAATATTTGAATTATCTACCTAATGAGTATAAAATATCAAGTTGGGTTCACGTAACAAATAATAAATGTGTTAAAAAAACTGACGTGTATCATGTCCATAATCCAAATAGAGCTTATGCTTTATCTGGTATATTATATCTTAACATACCTGAAAAATCCTCACACACAAAATTTATATGTGATAACAAGGAGTTTTTACTACCAAAAGAACCTTATTGTTGGTTTATCTTTCCGTCAAATTTACCACACATTCCAGGTGTTAATAACAATACACAAAAAAGATATTGCTTATCAGCAGATTTTTGGTTCTAATATAACACTACAAAAATGTAAAAAATCTTATATAGTGGTAAATTATGCTACAAAAAATAGGTTTTGCCCCCGGTATAAATAAACAAGTCTCAGAAACTGGAGCAGAATCACAGTGGGTGGACTGTGATAATGTTAGATTTAGATATGGATCACCAGAAAAAATAGGTGGTTGGAATCAATTAGGTAACGTTAATGAAAATGAGTTAACGGGCGCAGGTCGTGGACTTCATCATTTTGTTAATAGTTTAGGTAGAAGATACGCGATTATTGGCACAAACAGAATTTTATACGCATACTCTGGAGGGGTGTTTTATGATATACACCCTATTAAAACTACAACAACGCTTACAAGTGCATTTACCACTACCAATGGATCACCAACTGTTACAATAACTTTCTCGACTGGTCATGGTATCAATCCACAAGATATTATTTTATTAGATAATTTTACTACAATTACAGGATCTAATTTTAGTGCATCAGATTTTGATAATAAAAAATTTATGGTAACTTCTGTTCCTACAACAGAAACAATAACTATTACAATGCCATCAAACGAAACTGGATCTGGTGCAACAACATCAGGTGGCATTAGAGTGCAGCATTATTATCCTGTTGGATCTGCAGTTCAACAAAAAGGTTTTGGATGGGGACTTGGATCTTGGGGTGGAGAAGATGGTTCTGCGATTACAACAACCTTAAATGGAGCTCTTGGAGACAATGCTTTTGGAACAGGAGGATCAGGGACAAGTATTACACTTACAAGCACTACTAACTTTCCAGATTCAGGAACTAATTTTATTTTAGTAGGCACAGAAGAAATATCATACACAGGTGTTTCAGGTAATGACCTAACAGGAATTACTCGAGCTGTTAGAGGAACAACTAGAGCAGCACACAGTGATGGAGCTACAGTGACTAATTCAAGTGATTATGTTGCATGGGGTGAGGCAGCGTCAGGTGACTTAGTATTAGAACCTGGCATGTGGTCGATAGATAATTTTGGTGATAAGGCAATTTGTTTAATTCACGATGCTGAAGTATTTGAATGGAACTCTGCTTTATCAAATGCAACAGAAACAAGATGCACGATTATAACGGGAGCACCAACTGCATCAAGACATATGGTTGTATCAACACCGGATCGTCACTTAGTATTCTATGGAACAGAAACAACTATAGGAGATCCAGCGACACAAGACGATATGTTTATTAGATTCTCAGATCAAGAAGATATAAATACATATACA